CCGATTTGGCCGCTCCGGTTCAGTAAAACAAAAAACAACGAAAAGGTTTTTATTGTAGGTGTCGATACAGCAAAAGAGCTTGTCTATTCGCGCTTGAGAATAGAGAAGATAGGCGCT